TTCGTTAGAGGTATTACCTCCTTTAACGAGTTACAATCTGTAGCGAGTGTACCCTCTATTTGGCGGGGAGGGTTAATGCGTGGTGGGGGTGCTACATCGTACTGCCTCCAATACTGGTGAATATTACATTTCAAAATATCTTCGGCGGAATAGCCATCGATACAAAATGTTTTTAACCACGTTCTATATTCCAAATTTGAGATGTTGAGCAATCGCCCATTACGCTTACAATAAAGTACCTCATCTACAAATAGACCATAAAACATTTCATGCTTAATCCTATAAAGTTCATCAGAAATCGTAAATGTTGCACGAATAATAGTCACGACCCCGAAGGTAAGTAAGCCTATCGCAGCCATGTATCCAATCATGGATTATTCCTCCAGCGGTTCTAGGATGAGTTGATTGTCCTTCTTTTCAATTTTCCATCCTTTTTCCCGAATCCCAATCACCACCTGAGACCAAATGTAATGAGTTTCAAATCCGAGCCAATCGTTGAAAAATCTGCATTTATTAAGTTGAGTACGGGTAATGGTACTTTTTAATTTGAAGTCCATAGAATCATATATAAGTTCGGAGATATGGTTGATTATCTCTAAAGCATCCTGTTGTAGTTTATTTTTTACAACTTCTGGTTTAGGAAAGTTATTCATGGTTGTCTCCATATTTATATTATACCAATTTAACACTACATATTGTATGTTTGTAATATGGCTTGGAAAATACTGCTAGATAGAAAAGAAACTTTAATGGGTCGTACAGATCAAGGTAGGGTTATATGGCCCTCAATCCGCGGCTCAATTCGTAGAAAAGATCCGGATGTTAATTCAACTGAACCATACTATACAGGTTTAAACGGAACAACAATTGTTATCACATTAGATGGAGATGTCGTCTCATCTACTACTATTAACTTCACCTCTGATTCTTATGCTGGTGCTTTAACTGCAATAAACGCAGCCGCACCAGTAGATATAAAAGCAGAAGATGATAATGGATATTTAAGAATAACCTCCCTTCATGGTGGTAATAAAAATAGCCTATTAATCGCTTCTGGTTCTGCTGCACCTGTTCTAGGTTTTGAAGTTGATCCTATTCCTGGATCATTAAGTGTAGCTGGAGAAATAGCTACAAGTGGAACTGGTTGGCCAGTACAAAGTAATGATCAGTTAACTAGATTAATATGTAAGGATGAGGGATTAAACAGCAACATTCTCAATCGCGCCTTTGGTGGTATATTGAGTTCAGTTGATGTATTAATTAATAATTTAGATCGTGAATTTGCAGTACCTAAAGTATTTACAGTTACTATAGATGGTAATTCCTTCTCCTTTGCTAATAACGTAACCGATCGTTTTTTTATCGCTGGCTCTACATCAGGTCCCATTACTATACCAAACCCAACAGCGGACCAACTGGATAAACATATAACTATTCTTGATAGCCAACATAATCAACTATTTGTTAATGATACACGAGTTCGCGTAACTAGCGTCACATACGGGAACTTTGTTACAAATGCTAGTTCTTATACAGATTGGAATACAGCAGATGGTAAATCAGTATTTGGTGATTCTTCACATTGGTTAAAAACTAAAACAAGTGGAACCATTACTCAAATAAAGGGTAATGTTATTAAACTTTCTGGAGCTGCTTGTTTAACTAGAAAAGTAATGCCTGGAGATACTCTTCTTATTTCTAATGCAACTAATAATACACCATTTAATCATAATGGTTCTTTTACTGTTGAAGCAGTTCACTCAAATGAATACATCTCTGTAAAACCAAAAGGTTCTTCAGAAGCCAATTTAGGAAGTCTATTTCCACACCCATCTGGATTAAACTTAAACATAGCAGTAGGTGAAATATTTGGAACTGGAACTATTGTTGTTGGACAATTCGTACCACTAAGTATGCCAGCAACCCAAATGGTGTTTACATTAAATCAATCCCTACCAAACGGCTCTTATAAAGTTATCCTACCAGTAGGTAGAACTATGAGAAATATGTTAATTGATGATATTTCTCTCTTTACTGTAGGTAGAGAATTCGGTGGACAAATTGAATTAGGCTCTAAACTACAATCCGCTTCAGATGCACTTAAACCACGTATCATTATGCCCATTAGTGCTAACCAACTTCTAACTCTCTTAGGAGAATTTCCTACAAATGCTCCAGGTAATCCATATATACGAATATATGCGGGTCAAACTGGAAATCTATCTATTATGTTAAATGCTAGATTTGATTCAGTGACTGGATTTAATAAGGACATAAATGGTTTAGAAGCGTTATCATGTAGTTATGATGCGGGGAGTTTATCTATATATTCTAGAAAGGCGGCTGATAATGCAGCATGGTTATTATGGGATGAGGTGGCATCATTTCCGGTTAATGATAGTACAATAAGTAGTGTATCTAAAATCGCCAATGGATTAAAAGTTGGCAATACAATGATTTCAGATGCTACGAAAGCATTAGTACCAAGAATCATATACAACACCAGAGTTTCAGATGTAACATGTTTAACATCATCAGCAAGAGCTGGAACAACATATAGAGAATACAGTACAGATGCTGGTAGATTATTAACCCATAATGCATCTTGGGATGGCACCAAATGGGTTCGAGACAGTAATACGGAAGTCAGTGTTAAATGGTTGTATAAACCATATGGTATTGATCAATATACCTATAGTGGTAATGCAAATGATTTCATCGATACAGCTTGGACCGCTAAAGATGACTTCTATAACTATCAAGTAGATGATGATTTTATCGATTACGTTCCAGCATTTAATACTGATAATACAGCTTTTGGTAAATTTTGGACCACTGGAAATATTACAAATGCAGCGGTTGGATCTTTAAATCCTGCACTAGCAACAGGTAGTGATTTAGGAAATTTTGGAATTAGTCCAGAGGCGAATGGGGCATATTTTGGAGATGTATATTTAGCATCCGCAATACAACTAGGTGCACGAGACTTTATGTTTAAATGTAGATTAGCTATCGTCGATAAAGCCCAAATTAAAACATTAGCTAATACTGGCTTTTTTATTGGTTTTTATCAATCTAATGATACTCCACCTCCAACCAACTTAATGACCTTAGGTTTTGCTTGTGGTTCAGATACTGGATGGAAACTTAGATCAGGCGCAAGTAATGCATTGGTACATACAGATTTAGCTACCGCTGTAACTAACAATCAAATGATCTCATTCTCCTTAGAAAAGTTCGGAGAAAAAGTTTATGTATACATCAATAATACATTAATTGGTAATTACCCATTTTCCTATAATTGGTTTTCTTCTGGGTTTAACATTAGAATTGATGGAACTGCTACAGATACATCATTAAAACTAGAAATTGATTATATTAGAATTTGGGTTGCTAGACCTCATTAATAGCTAAGGCAAAGCAGCGCACCGCTCCGCCGTTCATCGCTATGGGAGACAACAGTTCGGTTGCTTACCATACTTCATGGTATGCTTAAACTGTTTCCTCCCTTCGGAATCCTCACATTCGAACAATACATCCATATCCAACAAACCTCCCTCCATCTCTCCGGTAGTAACCGAATAGAAGCCAGAGATCTGTATGAATGGCTGGTGCCAACTTACGACCATGCTGTCTCCACAGCGGTAGGAGATCGGGTTAGTTCCATCTAGTGCTTTATTTTTCATCTTGTTGAAATTGTCGCAAATCTGGTAGAACGAGCATAGCGTGTCAATGTGTAACTCATCACGACATGCGTTCGCAACACAAACATTCCATTTGACATCATCACATCCGGAATAAAGTAGCGCAGATATCAAGAGAGCCATAACAGAACGAGCGATGAAACGGGCGATAGCGGTCAACATTTTAGGTGTCCTCCTACATATATATTATACCAAAATTTGGCTATCTATTTAGATTAGACGGGTTTAAATCGTTAGAATATTAATATTTAAAAAATAATTAAGCTTTTCTAGTTAGAATAGCGATACGCGTATCTAGGGCGTTGTACTTCTCTTCAAGACTAATAAATTTATCTTCTAATCTAGAAATACTATCAGTAATACCTCTTAATATGGTTTCTATAGTAGCAGGCGTAATCATGGATTCTAACATCTCCGGTTGTTTATTATCATTATCATTTTGTAGTAACCTTGGTTTAACAGGTCTTGGCTTTCTAACAGGAATAGGAGGCATTTCCTTTGGTTTATGTACTTCTGGACCCGGAATAAAATTAACTACTTCTAAAGGTGTAACACCAGGTGGAACAGGAGGCGGTACAAAGCCATTAACATCTGGTTCGATAAATCTGTTTAGTGTAACTAGATTAATACCCTCGTTATCTGCTGGTAACATAGCTAGTTTCCTAGATATAAAATTCGCTAACAACTTCGTATATACCAACATAAATTCATCATTATTACCTCGCGCATCAAACCCCTTTATCTTGTATACCTCATTTAATCTAGCAGGGGCTAAGCCTAGTTTTTCACCAACAACTTTAATTGAATCCTTTTTAAGGGATTCATCAATCATTCTATCGAGTAACCAATGAAGAATAACATTAATAGGAGCGCTCAGATAAAAATCTGGATGTAGTTTCCAAGGATCTTTTAATGCAAGTTGACGAAGAGCAATATGGTTTTTACTCAATAGTTGGTCTCTTAAAAGAGCTTCCATCTCCTTCCTTTGATAGGGGAGATCATCATTTCTTTTAGGTATTATTAATTGCATTTCTCATCCTTTATGTTCGAAAAACAACTTAAATGTAATATCTCTGAACATTTAAACTGTGTACACTTACCTTCATTTATTTGCCCACGGCACGGTAAGTTAGTTTGATAGTATTGTTTATTCTTATCAATAAATAATTCCAACTTATATCTACTTTCCTCTAGTTTCGATACTTTTTCTAATTTTCCCATTTCTACTATTCTAATTAAATTTGCTTTAGTTAAATTGGAGTCAACTCTCCTTCCTAGTTGTTGTCTAATCAACTCTAATAGTTCAGTCTTATTTAATTCCTCTAAATTCATTTCATGTCCGGATTTGTTACCTTAGGTCTAATACTATGTTTTAATATGTATTCTGATCTATAGGTATATGCAGCAATCACAATAAAAAGAATTATAAATATAACTGTAATAGTGTTTTTACTAGTAAACTTATTGGTCTTCACTTTGGTATCTCCTTATCTTATACATTAAATCAATACAATTTTCATTATCCTCTCCATTAAATGGAAATATTTCCTCTATCTTTATTAATACCCCAGGCTTATTATCTGTTACATGTTTCTCTAATGTTTCAGAAAATATTTGACAATCATCTTCCATACAAAACTCCTTTATACAATCTATTAATACCTTCTCCATATTTCCTAAATCTCTCTTTCTATAAGGTGTCTTTATTCCCTTTTGTGTTATATACGTTAACGTAAATAAACTATCAACTGGTAAATATATAATTAGTCTAATATTAAACATTGCACGTCTATTAAACTTCATTATTTCTGGTAAATAGTTACTAGCTATATATTCAGTTACTCTTGATTTAAATACCTTCCCTTCCGTAGTTAAACTACGTCCCCCACTATATCGATTATTAAAATATAACTTATTTATGGAAGTAGGGATATATGGAACAAATAGTTCAACACTATAGTTGGTTCGGTTATATTGATTTAAATAGTCCTTCTTCTCTTGTATAGAGATTGTCTTCTTAGATATTCTCTTTTTAACAGGCTTAACCTTTGTTTCTTTTTCCATGGCTCATCATCCAAAATAACATAATAAATAAAATCAAATCCATCATGATCTATTTCTTTAACAATTGCAGAAGTTAAATCAAGTTCTGCCTTATATCTAATACATTTATTCTTTGATTTCTCTAAACATCCAAATGGGCCTCTATCTGCTACAATACCTTCTGTACACTTATTAGAGGTTGGATTACATATAATTAGAAGGCTGCCGCATTCAATAGTTCTATGAGCAACTACAGGCATATAATCTTCTACAACTACATTTGAAATGCATGCTAAATGGGGATTGGGGTTGTATTTATCATGATTTGAGAAATGGGTTGAGTAGCCAGAGAAAACTATGCTAGATGAAAAGACTAGTGCCTGAAAGAAGGCGATAAATGTAAGCATCGATTATGTTCTCCTTTTAATTTATTCCTCCAGAATAGCAGATGTTCAATTATATAGTTCTCTTTTTATTCTTCTAACTGTTTTCGATTTAATTCTAATAATGTATATCCATTTATATCAGACCATGGATCCTCATTAAATGCATTCTTATCAGTTGCAATTCTCATTAACTTATCAAAAATTCTAACAATAGTTAACATATTTCCATATGCATCAACAGAAATCCCATTAGGATACAATAACTTTAAAAATTCTGAACACTTGGTAAACGAATTACCATATGCCTTATTCTTTTCCTCTACTAAATCAGCAATCCTATTAGCAATAACTTTAAAATTACTTTGGTCTAATGCTTCTTTTTGCTGCATGTGGCTCTCCAATTGGTGCATTTAAAAGTACTTTAGGTTTTATATTATTGGGAAAATTAGATTTAACCTGCATATTACTTACATTATTGTTTCTATACTGTCTTTGTTCATCTTGACCTTTTAGAGAAATTTGTCTAGATATATTAAAGCATATATTATTAGATGCATTTAAGTTGGCCTTTAGGATGTTACAAACTACTTCGTATTTAAGTTTTTCTTTATTGACGATAATGTAGCGTTTATCGGTTTTAACTAATTCTTTTCTTTCAGTAACTTTAATAGTTCTAGCATTTTCGTGTTGAAGATACTCATTATGAAGTACAGCTATTACAAACTCTAACTCATTTTCTACAACCGTAAAATATGAAGAATACTCAGCTAATTTTTGTTCTAAGTACCCAGCCCATTGTACATGTACATTTAATAACTCTCCTAAATCTTGATCCATAAGATTCGTTATATCATGTGGCATTTTAGGAGCCTCGGTACTAGTAAATCCATTAACAGAAATATTCATACCTTTAATTAATGTAAATGCTTCATCAATGATTGAAGTATATTGTGGATTTTCAGATATTTCTTGCCTGTATTCTTCTAATTCCATTTTCTTCCTTATTTAGATTTATTTCCTAATTCAACTAATGGCGGATTACAAATTGTTAGGTATTCACAATAATTACATTCAGAATTATCTAAAAAGGCAGCAGTTTCGTGCCATGGGGGAAGCTTATCATTATCAACATATTCATATACTTTTAAAATCTTCTTCCGTATAAATCCCCAAGTAATCGGATCATACGGCATTGCAAATTCAGCAATCGTATCATCTCCCTTGTTGTAGTATAAAAATACCGTAAGGGGTATATTTAAACACTGCATATATATATGAGCCTGTTGCTTATGTGATGGTTGCGGCCCCCTTAAATCAGAAAATCCACCATATAATCCACCATCCTTTTTAACCTTTCCAGGATGAATAGATTTATATTCATGAAGAAGTCGTATGTTAATTGTTCCTAAATCTCTAATATTATGAACTGTATACTTCCATAAAACAGCATCAACAGAACTTCTTATACCATACTTAATAGCTTCTTCTAATATTCTCTCATTACGTTTTTCGGCTTCATCCGCATCAGGAAGTATTGCTACTTCTGGAGAATAATCAACCGGAGCACACCAAGCGCCCTTTTTACCATATCTCTGAAGCATATGATGTAATGAATGTCCATGATCAAAAGTTAATCTGGATTCAGGTGAAACATTACGTTTTCCTTCATGTACCTTGTCGGTACAACTATATACCAATGACTTTATACATTTATGTATCTGACTAGCATGTATATCCGCATTATTTCTTACCTCTGGCTCATTATATACCCAACCCAACATATTACAATTTCTACATGGAATCCATGTAGATTGCGTTTCTTCTACCTTATCATTTAATGACTTTAGGTAGTTTTTTAAAGTCGCTACTGTATTTAAATTTCTACAAATATCTCCCTGTTGTTCTTTAGTTAATTCCAAAAACTCTTTTATTGTTGTAATTTCAACCAAGAGATCTCTCCTTCAACTTTAAATTGCTCAAGATTATTTCCCACGAAATATCCCTAATGGAACCATAAAAGGAATTGCGGATTCAGAAACACCTAAAGAAAGAAGCCAGTATTTAAGTATTAAGTATTGCCAAGTCATGTCATTCACCTCGAACTCTTAAAAAATCATTCCATTCAAACAATCCTAAATCTATATCACTAAAAAAATCTAACTTAGAATTAGGAGCCTTTTTAAACGTTATCCTCAGTATCAATGGAAATAATGATAACTTCATCATTAACATATCATACCTTAATGTTAATTGTTCATTACTCGTTCTTTCCCACGAATATATACTAGTTCCACTTTCTAAATCCTTGTTTAATTCTATAAACCTCTCCTCAAACGGCACTATCACAAATTTAGTTCTTCCCCTAAAATCAATTTGAAAGATAGGAAGCTCTAATCCCCCTTTAATGGCTTGATTACGTAGTTTTACAATATCAGAAAGTTTTAGGATGTATTCAGATTTATCAGTGTATTTACATTCTAAACGAAGTTGTTTAGCTAATCTACCATCTCCACCACCATGTAATGTTGCTCCTGATGCCGGCATCATATGCATCCCTAATGCATCAGTAGCCCTTCGTTCTTGTAAGGTACTAATTTTTTTTCGCTTTTTTCTTATATCCATTTTAATTCCTAAAAAACCGCCCAACCCCCCAAAAGAGATTATATCTTTTCTTGATACAATCCCCCATTAGATTCTAACTTTTCCCGTATCTTAGGTGGAATATCGTTATAGATGAAAAATTTGGTCGTAACACAATTATACCCTTCGGTAGTTGGTATAATTTTTGTACGTGTTACGGTTTTGAAGTCATCTGTTTGCCAGGTTATTTCTGTTTTAGGTTCAGGTTCAAGAGAGTAGAATAGGGAGAGAATCTTTCTGCCGATGAGAATAAGAAAGGCGGCCATGTTCACCTCCACTATTATTATACCTAAAAATAGTGGGTTATTGAATTAACATACCTAATCGTCTTAGGAAGTTAAAAATGCCTGAATGGTAATTATACTTCATATCAGTGCCGCTAAATTGAGAGAAGGCTGGAACATAATATAGTTCTGCAAATTCAAATAACTCATTTGCTTTAGGATGATGTTCCAATCCCGTTACTCTTAATACATATTCTTTAAAATTCTTTCTATGTAGTACTACCTTTTCTGTATACTCCTTTAACTGCTCTAAAGATTTATTCCTTCTTTCCTCATAATCTTTTAAGCCACGAAGATGTCTATCCTCTATTTTCTTCTTTTCATCCCCCAACGCCTTTAATGCGGAAGGAGATAGAAATAATGTTCCAACTACAGGTGGACCAACTGTAGCGGGCAACATAGTTTTATCATAATGTTCACTAATTGATTCTAGTTCTGATGGATTCATTTATTTTCCCTTGTTATAAACTTAATCTTTGCTAACTTAAATATCTCATCTCGTATCTCATCCACTAACTTCATATTAGATCTTAATGCACTACTAGCATTCTCCTTCCACCATCATGACAACCAGCCTTCCCCTTATCAATTACGAAGTTAATCTCCTTACCGTACATTACATCTTTATTGTTTATAGTTTCCTTTAAACGCTCTCCAGAACTTAATACAATAGTTAAAAAGTTACCATGCTTTAAAGCTCTTCCACCGGGAATTGTATATTTCTTTCCATATAGACCAGCATCCATATTATCACGTAGTTGGTTAATCATAATAACTGATGTATCGTAGTGCATGGTACATAGTTTCTTAAAGAACATGGATAATGTCTTACTGATACCACCTCTACTAAATTCATCTAATGTCTTTTCAGACTCCGCTTCAGTTTCCATAGCAGCTAATGAATCAATAACTATTATATGAAACTTATTAGATTCAATTAATCCTAATGCGGCTTGTAGAAGAGCTTCAGCAGTTGGATATTGAATATAATAAACTTTACCAATTTCCTTCTTTAGATATGCAAGTTCTTCATCGGTTAAATCTCTATTATATGCTTGTTTTAAATTTTCAATTTCTTTGTCTGAGAAGGCGATTTGAAAGTCAAGATTCTTAGCAAAAGATTTATCAAATCCTTCTACCATCAATAACGCAATCCTAGTATCTTCCCCATAAATACGTTGCACATTACCACATACCGTATACGCTAATGCCGTCTTACCAGAATTCTCCGCTCCAACTAATTGAGTTACACCCCTCGCAGGAAATCCACCCCCAATCTCTAAATCAAGCGTAGTTATCATAGTCGGCCTCCGTAGAATAAATGAACCATCCACTTCAGATGCCCTCATTATCCTACCCTTACCATCTAACTCCTTATTCAATCTAAAAATCAATTGATCAATGTCATCCATATTTTCCGTAACTTCACTCTTTATTACTTTTTTCTTGGCTGCCATTCTTTTTTCCAATCCAACTTTATATCACCCATTTATTACTTTTTCAACTACTAAAATTTAAAACAAAATGCCCATTAGATCCATACTTCCTTATCACCTAAATCTTGTTCTTTTTTCGCAAAATAATGGCACATTTTCTACAGTTTTTAGATCTTCCTTGATTAATCGAATAGGTAGCAACTATGTAGACATCACTACAAATACCGCATTTAACTTGAACTTGCCATCGTCCTTTTTGATTTTTAAAAGGTTCACCAATAACAATCCACCTACAATCATCTGGAGGAGTAGCAATCATTTCACCATAGACACGAGTAACAGGTAAAATGCCAGCTAGCTTTCTCTTTCGTGCAACACTCTTCTCATTAATTCCAAGTATCGACGCAGCATCAACATTCGTATGCTGCCTTAATACTAATTTGTAATAATCACTAATTCTATATTTATAGGCTTTAATTCCGAGTTTTCTTCTTATCTTTCTTACATATTCTATTCCTGATCCACATTTTTTTGCTACTTCCTGATCACTATAAAATCTACCAAAGGAATTAGTATTTCCACTCAAAAGGAGGGCAGCAATTCGACTTCCTTTATTGTCTTTATACATCCTTTGTCTCCCACCATTTTTATACCAAAAAAATCATAGTCTTAATAAATCCTATACTACTTCCGATTAGCACACATACGACACTGTTTTGACACTCCTCGATTTAAATTAGATGTATCTACATTAAATACTCCACCACACTTCTTACATTTACAGGACACTATCCAGTGCCCTCTATTTCCTCTTACTGGTTCCCCAATTGGTTCCCAATACATATCTGGAATATGAGATATATTTATAGTTGGTGCTCTATGTTTTTTAATGTTTAATCTTTTCCTTCGCTTTATTACAACCGCAATACAAATTTTCAACTGCTCACTGGCCTCCTTATTTGAGGCATACATCAAAATCTCAGTCGTCTTTGGAGTAGATCTATGACTAAAAGCCGGTATATTCTCCTTCTCCCTAACCCGCCTTATTAGGGAGGGCGATACATCTAATAACCGTCCAATCGCATTATCATCCTTTATCTCTACTCCCTCTTGCTTGAAATATTCAAGTATAGATAACGTTTTCTTGGGCTCCCGCGGCATAAAATCCTCCTATATTAATTATACCAATAAAACATTAAAGATTAGCTTTTAACCCCTTATAAAACATTTCCATATCTACTTCACTTAATCCGGACATCTGACCATCGTTTAATTCAATAACTATCCAATTTCCTATACTATCTTTTGCTATATCAATTGTATAAAATCTCGGACAATTTGGATTAATAGACAATTCCTCAATAACCTTGTAACAAAGATCAAGTCCTTTAGAATATTTAGATTGGTTTAAGTTCGGTATATAACCTAATATTTCTTTAACCTGTTCTGCATATGATGACCAATAAAAACCATGGCCAATTATTTGATTGTTACAAACGAAAACTCTAAACTCATATGTTATTGGAAGTCCATTAATTCCATCTAAAATCTTTTCTAATGGTACGTATTCTCTTATCACTATTCCTTGATCCGATATTAATGCATCATCTAATAAACTCCCAATAACTGTTCCTAATTGCGCTCTATTAGGAGCAAACATTCTGGTACTCCAACTATGTTTTCTACTGTTTGTTCTTCCCTTAACTACAAATGGCCCATCATGTCTTATAGGAATCTCTTGAACATTTGACCAAGTAGTTGGTGTATACATAGGAATACATGCGGCCCATTGAGTAATATCAGCTACAAATTGATGTTGTTTATAGGAGTTAATTAATGAGGAGTTATTGTTATGTAGATCTATTTCTAGTTCGTTATAGTTTGGTAGGACGGAGTATCTTCCGACTACTAAAGAATCGGAAGGTAATTCCGATCTGTATTGATATACCTTAAAGTGTTGTTGAGCAATGTTGAATTCGGATTCAGTTGCTAGGTCTTTTCTAAATAGAATTACAGATTCCTTCAAGTTGTCTCCTTAAAAATTCCAATGCCTCATTAATTGTCCTATGTACGTAGGATTCGCTACATTTCAAATCCTTTGCTAGTTGTCTAACTTGATAATCCTCAAAATATACCTTAATAAGTATTGATTGTTCAAACTCTGGGAGCGTTTTCAATATCTTATCAATCGATAAAATATCATCGATTGGGGTTGAAAACGTTTGTTTTTCAACTAATTCTGTATCTGGAACAACGTTCCATTTGGTAAACTTATTCTTTGGACGTTTTCTTAAATCATGCATAAAATTTGCAAAAGCGCGGCCTGCATAAGTAGTAAATTTTTGGTTAACATCGTAATTGTGTCCTCGGTGCAGTAGTTGTGTTACAAATGCTTGATAACATTCTTCTTGTTCCGTATGAGGAACATTATAGAGATTAAGGAGATAGTAGATGAATTTGGTGTGAAGAAGGATTTGATCAGCTAGGTTTTTTCTGCTCATATATAGGTTATATCAAATTTTTAATTTGAATTTAAAGTTGCATTGTTTGAACTAATCCTTTTTGATACTTTAATCTTTCTAATCTTCTTCTACTATTTTCTTCGTTCCAACAATAGTCCTTAACCCTATGTAAGGATTTTATAAGTTCATCATTATCATAAAACATACCAGTTAAATCATCAGTTTTCTCTAAACCATCTAGCTCATATTTTTCATCTACTTTTTTAACTTTTAATTCCATCCCTAACGGATGAAGAATCTCTAAATTAATCCTAAACAATAAACCATTATTAACTAATTCAGGCAAAGCCTCATTAATCGGAATTTTAGTTGTCATATTCTACTCCTTTTTTGATTCAAAGGGTTCAGTACCACATTTAGGACATTTAGGGATATTAGTGGTAGTTAAAAGAATAGAAGAACATATAGGACATAGTTTTTCTTTTGAAGATAGTTTAGTTAAACCATCATTTATTTGTACTGCGTATTTTTCCATGTTTCTCAGCCATTCGTGTTTTAATTAACTTATCTACCCATGCATTCGGACTACACTGTATAACATGCAATGAAAAGTCCGAAGCCATATATCCTCCTCCAGTTTCAAATACATGTGGTAAGGATCTGTTATTAAGAAACACTACATTATGATTACACCATTTACATTCTTTGACTACCGATTCAAACATTCTTCTCCAACTCCTCTCCAACCCTATCTTTTTTAGTATTTGAAATTAAGGTAAATAAATCATATTCTTCTCCGCATAACGCGTTATGCAATATGAAGTCACTAGACGTATATTCACTACCATCTGGTTTATGTGGTAATGTTATATCTCCTACTGCTTTAACCACATGAGAACAAATTGGACAAGTTTTAGTCATGGTTTTCAACTCTTTCTACTTCTAATGTCATTTGTGACCCACTAGTAACTGTAATCATAGCTTCACCAAATGTATCATTAAGAAAGTCTAATATATTATCTAACTTACCTCTAAACTTTTCAATATCATCATATAGATCGGGATCATCTATATCATAAGCCGAAGAATAGAATGGAATATTTTTTTCACCTAAATCAACCCTAAAGCTATTTATTCCAAAAAGACAAGCATCTCCATCATTAAAAGAGGGAGTCCATTGTTCCCATCTGATGCCTTTAAGATTTGGATATTTAGTAAATAGAATATTTATTTCGGATCTAAGAATTGAAATTGCGTTTTGTTTAAACTCATTATATAGAGAATTTGATCTGTCAATGAAATTATCTAGTTCAGTAGGCATCAGAAACCTTAATTATTTCGGCGATTGGATTATTTCTATAGATAGTTATTTTAGATGAACCAAAAGCAAAATTCAATTCATCTGACATATCATGTAACTGAACTATAAAACTATTCAATATCTCCTTAACTTTCTTATCTATACTACAAGTTTCATATGTACTATACATTGTAAATCCATCACCTATCAAATGACCTATCCAATTTCTATCATCCTTAGATGTAGGAGCCAAACCATCTAGTTTAATTTGAATACTCTCCTCTATTTGAAACTCATAGGTTTCATCATTATATACGCTTGTATGCTGTATCCAACTAATAGCTTGTAATCCCTCTACTTCTTTAAATAGTTGATTAACAGCTTTTGTAATAACTTTAGCGGATCTTTGTTTTATGGATAATTTAAAGTTGTTTACTGAGGTGTTTAGTAGTTTCTTATTAATCAACTCTTTTGGTTTCATTGTTAATTTCTCCAGTTTCTAAGTTGTAGTAAGTAGTTGTTTTCTTAGGCCCACCTAACCAATTATAGAAAGGCATTCCTTCTAGATAATCCTGTACAGTTGGTATTCTACCCATATCTTCTATAATATGATCTTCTGCTATATCTCTTACTTGAACTTTATTTCCTTCAGAATTTATAATATAAGTTCCAAATATTCTTTCAGCAATAAAACAACCAAAAGAACTATGTAATATAGCCCTATGTCTCATATCCGCTACATGCGCTTTTGAACTATCTAGAAAATCATGAATTGATAAATAATCCTCCTCCACCCCTCCATACTTTTTAACCGAATTCTTTGCATGAATGTAAGGTTTCACTTTTTCTCCGATCTAAAACTTTTTTTATTCTTTTTATCAAAATAGTATTGACAAATCCGATGATTTGTATACTATATAAATAAAGTTGAATCAAACGCTAATTTAAAGGAAAGATAAAAAAATGACAAAGCAAGAAATGATAACAAAGGTATCTGAGGATTTGACCAAGCGCTTAGGTCGCCGTGTAAGTAAGGGTGATACTAAGAATATAGTAGATGGTGTATTAGAGGTATTGGCAGGAGAGTTAACTTCTGTTGATGGGTTTAGTCTTGATAAGAAATCACAAAAGCCACGTAAGGTAGTAACCATTGCTGGTTTTGGTCATTTCACTATTTCCAGTAGGGACTATAAGGTATTCCCTGGTCCTATTGGTTCTAGAAAGACTGCGGAGGGAGCTATGGCTGTACCTTTCGTAATTAAGAATAGATTTAGTGTTTCTTTCCGTCCTGCAAAGGCGCTTAAGACTGCATTACTAGAGATTAAAGAAGTTAATACTACTCCTCCTGTAACTGAATCCACTCCTCAGTAATCTTTTAACTCTTAATCCTACTCTAGCCCTTCATTGGGCTTTTTTTATTTCTAATCTCCCCTTCTCATCTTCCGTTAATAACTCATATATCTCTGGATGACATGGATTAGGTCCTCCTACAATTTCCCAATAACTACGTTCCGTTTCTAATAACTTTAATGTTTTTTGCCAATGAGTAACCTTATAACCACCATCCAATAAATTCCTTAAACTATAACTAAACTTAGTCCTCTTTCTTAACTTAATCGCTAACTCAGATAACACTGAATTTAATGTTATACTTGAATCAAGTCTTGTATTACACCAAGTTATAGTTCCTAATAAGGCAGCTAATACATCTCCCAGTTCTTCACAAACATTTTCTAAATGTTTATCATCATTAGAATTTATATAATTAGTAATACCAGTAAAAACTTCATCTACCTCTTCTTTAATAACCGTTTTTCTGTTTTCTAATGTACTATTTTCAGCAATACGCCAACGTGCATTAAATTCATTCATTGCATCTAAAACATCATTAAAATGCTTCATTGTTATTTCGCAGTTGCCCATGAGTAACCATCATTAATTTCTGCCTTTAAAGGCACACGCAGTTTAAAAATCGAATTATTAAAACTCTCCTCCATTAAATATTTAACTATCCTCTTTACCTCCTTAACTACCTTATCCTCATCTGGACATTCCCCAACTATCTCGTCATGTACCTGTAATAACTGTAAATATCCCAATTCAAATAACCTTTCATCATTTTCTACTGCTAACATCGCTATCTTAACTATATCAGCAGCATCCCCTTGAATTATGTTCACTGCTTGTCTTTCAGCTTGTAATCTATCCTTAAACTTTGAAGACTTAATCTGTGGAAGTCTTCTAAACCTTCTAAGAAATGTTTGAACAAATTGATGATCTTTTACATACTTCTTCTCGTAGTTAATAAAATCCCTAACCGTCTTAAATAGATTAAACCAAGCATCAATATACCCTTGTGCTTCTTCTTCAGTTACTATTCTATTCTTATCTGTCTTTTGAAATTCTTCAGTTAAATCATGACCTAGTTTTATAGCACCAATTCCATACACAATCCCATATCCAACATTCTTCATAGCCTGTCTAAGATCTAATAGTCTTCGTTGTTTTCCAGATAAGTTTATCCCCTTTTTTTCAGCATTTTTAGCATCAATAACCTCTTCATAAGGAACTCCAAATATTAATGAAACTGCTAAACAGTGTAAATCCTTACCTTCAATAATTGCTTTAACCATAATTGGATCGTTGCTTTTATGCGCTAAGATCATCATCTCTAATTGAGCATAATCTGCAACAACTAAACGTGTAAAAGGGGAGGAAACGAATCCGTCTCTTAATCTAAATCTATCATTCGCAGGTCTAGGAATATTTTGACAATTTCCAGTTACACAAACATTACCCCGTCTTCGGATAATAATATAAGAAGATGGAACAGTTACACAATACACATTCCCATTATGTGCTACATCAGTCTTAGTAATACCAGATGTCATACTATAATTTCGATCTGTTATATTTACTCGATGATTAATACTATCTTCACCGTAATGATATTCTCTAGTTGTTGCTCTCCTATTAGATAACGTATTCGCTATCTGTACCCAATCCGCATTATTAATGTTATTTGATGAATAATTATTTTTCCTAGTAAAGGATCCATCCCAATTATATATTTCTTCAATAAATATATCTAATTGGTTTCTAGACATCATTAATATCCAAGGACCAAATTCTTTATTTTCACCTAAATACTTATAGAACTTTTCTACCCTCTTTGATTTTAAAAATCGAATTCTATACGTACCATCCAAATTCCCATTATGACTTATAGGTATTTTTTCATTTGCACAAAGTTCTAATAATCTATCTATCTTTCTCTGTCTCTTAAACGTAAAATCTATACCGTTAGAACTATAACAACCATCAGCTTGAATCGCACATAAAATTCTAATTTCATTATCTGATAAGTTTAATCCCTTACCACTATATACACCGCCATGTAACTGTTTATATCCTTCTGGATATTCTTCAGCCTTAAATACATTTAATTCACCATTTTTATGTTGTAAAAGACATCTATGATCCGGAGTAGCTAGAATATTGATATGTTCATTTACTAAATGCTTCAAATTACCAACATAGTTTTTAACTACTATTTTTGGTTTTACAAAGGTAACAATACCTTTATCCCATTGTGCTACTTTATATTCATTGGTTAGATTGAAAAATTTAACCCAACCTCTATTAGTTAGAATCTCTGTCTCACCATCAAAACAATTTGGTTCCTTACTAGATAACCGCCCAGTAACCGCTATATGCTGATTTAATGTTGTATGCAACTTGAAATTATTATCTAATAACTCATCAATACCCTTTACATACGTATCAAACGTCTTAGTTAATGATCTATAATCTAACATTAGTTTTGCATATTGATCCCCCTCTTCAGCCCACTCTTCTAATACTTCCGTATCAGTCGATGGCTGCTTATTTCCTGACTCACCACCCTTTGTCCATTTAGTTGCTACCTTGCCCAATGTTTCATAAAAGAATTGTCTTAATTGAACTGGACTCTTTAAGTTTATCTGCCGTCCAGCAGCTATATTAAATCTCTCCTCAGCTTCAGCTATGGCTTTAGCTAATGGTATCTCCATTTGCTTAAAATACCCAGAACATATAGTAAATCCACGTCTTTCTAAATTCCATAATACTCTGGTAAATGGGGCTTCAATTCGAATAAAGTAGTCGAAAAGATTGATTGAATTTTCATAAATGGGAATATCGATTAATTTTTCTTTGATGTAGTTAAAAACTAGTACGGAGGCATAAGCATCTAATCCTGAGTATTCGATAGCATCTTGTTTACCTTCTGGTGTAGACATTTTTCGTTTAATGGCGTCACCAGCGGTATCATCGGCATATCCTTTTCTCTTTCTAATCATAGGAAAGACTTCTTTAAAGTCTTTCATAATTAAGCCACAATAATCTAGAGCTAGATCTTTTAAACCATGTCTACCTTTTCTATTTTCATCTAATAAAAAATCCATAACTAATGTGTCCCATAAAGGTCCTTTAACATTAATTCCAATATTAGCAGTCATATGAAGATCAAATTTTAGGTTTGAACCTATTTTAGGACTATCTCCCTCTAAAAAAGATTGAACTAATGGATGATGTAACCAAGATGCTTCACAAGCAAATCGTCTAACACCATCTGAAAAGGAGGCCAATAAAGGATAATCCCTAAATGTTACAACACCTGTTGTTTCAGTATCGTATGCAATTCCCTTATCTTTAACCGAATGTATATATTTAAATGCTTCTATAATATGTTGTTCAGTTTCTAACCATTCCGATGTCGGTATTTTAATCCAAGACATATTCTAACCCTTCTTCTGATTGCTAAAATCCAACTAACACGGTACAACTTTAGTTGTCATTTTTATTAAAATTGGAAAACCTTTCCAACCCATAGATAGGCCAGATAATTCATTGTTTTTAATAATATTTACATCTGTTACATAAATTGTAATCATACCCATTCCAGCAAAATTAGTGATACCAATTGAGGAAATAGCTGAAAGATGTTGTAGCTCTTTAACCAGGTCCTTAACAGCTTCTTCTATCGTCATTAGTTGCTCCGAAAGCTATAGAGTTTGCTGGGAAACATTCAACATTTCCATTTTTTAACCTAACCGAAATATGCATTTGAAGAGAGATACCATAAAGAGAATCATCATTATGAGTAGCGTCTAAACATCTAGATTCTACTACACCTACTACCCTCCCATTGGTAGTTTCAATTTCAACACAAGCGCCATCGGAGAAATGTTCCAATATTGGATTCATGCTTTCCTCCTTACATTTTTTTATACCAAATAATAAGCTAAATTTAGAAACAGAATAGAATCGAAATAGATCAGCAAAGTCCGTCAGTGCATTTCTTACATAGTGATGTATCTACAACTACCATATCAGAATTACATCGGCAACCACAACCACACCGCCCAGACATCATAGGCGTTGGTCGAGTAGCCAATGCCAATATTTCTTCAGATGCTTTAATCTCAGCTTTAAGAGCTGAAACCTGTTGATCACATCTGGTAGCCTCATCCTCATAATGAGTTGCCAAAGTAAGATCATACTTCTTCTCTACCGCTGCATACTTCCTAAATCGCGCCGACGCAGCAGTTAAATTAATAATCTTTGCCTCAAGGGTTGAATAATCCATATGTTCACCTCCATGGCTATTATACCAATTTTAATAGTTAAATTTAGAAATAAAAAAGGGAGCCGAAGCTCCCCTTATTTATCTAACTTGCATAGTTGGAAAGTTAACTGGAAATCCACTTAATTGAGGACTTTGGGGAACAACATCTGAGGGGAGACTAGATTGATTTTCAGCATATGGATCAGGCACACCTAACATTTCTGCTTGATCATGGGTAGAAAGGATTTGGATTTCAACAGAGAGATTGAATAGATTTCCGTTATTAACACCAAGTGCATTATTTAAGATTTCAGGTAAAGCCATCTTATTAGGAGCAGCATAACGGATTAAACTATTAGGATAAACAGATCTTAAATCAGTTGCAGATAGGGTGGACTTAGCCTTTTCTCCAGATTTAGTTAGAGAAAGAACAGTATTAAAGATATTCATTCTGATAGGAACTTCAAGGGGGCAAGAATCAGATTCTTTAGCTAACCCATTTGCGTCATAACCACAATCTAAACCTTCTTGTGCAAACCCAATATTATCACATGCACATTTTTGTGGAGATTTAGCAAATTTCTCTACTTGTTCCAAACTCATATTCTCTATTGCTTCAGATCCTAGTAACTGAGTATTACATTGAGCACATGTATACTCATTTACAACAATCGTCTTACCACATCCAGAACACAAATTATTCAATGTCTTCTTATTAAACGTCATAAGTTGCGTAAAATGCGTTCCAGTTAATAGTAACTTCATTAATCTACCAAATATTGATGGCTTCCCTAAAGATGCACACAATGCACAACCCCTACCAGCACATTGTTGTTTAATTAATACAGGTTTACCATCCTCTTTAACCATTGGCTTATTATCCTTCATATATGGAACATTATCATGGTAATTAGCCAAACTTAATATATTGAACTTAACCTTGGGCTTAGGATACCAAGGGTTCTCCTTCTTAGGCCCGTTTTCCCAATATACACATCCCGTACAAGGTTGCTTATTATGCGGATCAATACCAGCCGAACAAACAATCTCCTTCTGGACTTGACCTTTTACAAAAAGTTTTTGGTGTAATAAATATTCAAGCCAACTCTTCTGCTTACCATCCACCAAAGATGTATAATCCCCAGCTAATAACAATACCGTTTCTTTATTCTCTGATAACTTTAATTCCTCCCAATACTTATTCATAACCTTAGGCGCAGCATTACCTCGATTTGGTTTATAGTTGGTAACCGCTACAGATGATGTTCTTAAGTCAAAAGTATTTAATTTGTCAAAATCGTAGATCATTTTTCTTCCTCTTGTTAAACAGATTTCAAACTATAACTATTTAAAAAATTTGAAATCTAAATGCTATTTGATAGGGGTATTTTAATGATTTAGAACAAAAAAGTCAATTACATAATTACCATTGAACGTATAATTTATAGGTGGGGTTAGTAGCATTAGTGGATTGAAGTCTAGTAACTAGACCTTCTTTCTTAAACTTCTCCTCACAATAAGTAGCAACCTTTAATATCGAATACTCTAAAATCATCTTTGTCTCTCCAGACATAGCAGTCTTCTTTAACTCTTCTACAGATTCTTGATATATTTGTTCTACCTTCTTAGAAAAATAGAGTTCTAGTAAAGTATCACGTAAATTACCAGTAGCTTCAGCTTTAACCTCCTTCTTAATCTGCTTAGGTTTAATCGTTAAAACCCGTGTAGAAGGATTATAAGTTACTGTCTTATTATACTCCTTACTAAGCCATTCATCAAAAGAGTTTAAAAGCGCTGGAGTTATACTTTCTGCCTTATAAATCCAAAACACTGTATGAATATCAATATCAGGCCACTCCCTAAGTTTCTGTTGATACATTATTTTAAGTGTATTTAATACATCAAGTGAAGCAGTATTGTCACCCATTTTTGTTTCCTCTTTTAAGTTATTCATCTTTATTTTTGCCTTCTTATAGAATTCTTGTACCTTTTCATCAGGTATTTCCATCTTGCTAACTGTTAAATCAACTATATTAGTTTGAGGATTATGAACTAACAACTTACAGTTAAGTGATTGTAAAAAATCCTTAAACAGTTTAATTGTTGTAGTTGATAAACCTTCCCAGCTACTTGTATAAAAATCTATAGAATCTCCCATATGAAGTTTAAAATCAGCTACTAAGAATCCCAATTGCTCATAGATGCGATTTTCCATTGTATGATCTCCTTTAATGTTATCTCTTGTTTGTTAGCTATTACTTCATCTAATTCTTGTTTTGTAAAATCATCAGGCTGATTAGCAACCTTGGTTTTTAAGTATGGAACAACAAATATTTTACAATGTTTTCTAAACTTTTCTACTATATATCTAGTACAATGTTTTCCCGCTTCATCATTATCTAAAAACAAGATTAAATTACTACTCAATCTCATTAATAGATTAACTTGTATATCCGATATACTAGATCCAAGTAATGCTATCGTATTCGTATATCCATTCTGTAACATCCATAAACATGCCTTGAATCCCTCTACTATATATAAATCAGACATTGTTTTACTATGAAACAATCGAGCATACACCCGATCATAGTTCCATAAATACTTCTTCTTATTTAATTCATACCCCGGATATTTTTCATCAAACCATTCCCCAAAATGACTCGGAATACGTTCATTCTTGTAATTAATATATCCACCCGAATATATCAAATACTTAGGCTCTAATGCAGGATCTAATCTTCCTCCTGAAACACCCGCTAGATTCCCATATATATCTCTGATGGGATATATCAATCTATTTTGAGAATGATCTATACATAGCTCCATATGATTAAGCCATGCTAGATTAAACTGGGGTAATGGGTTATTTTGTGGGGTAAGTTGTTCATATTTAAGAAGGGTTGTTTCGGAGAGAATGGGGTTAGCTAGGTATTGATCTTTACAGTATGTGAAGTCACTTAGATAGGATTTTAATTCTTTTTGTTCATCTAAGAGGGATTTAATATCTTCTGCTTCGGTATCTATAATGTGTTTAGGAATATTTAAATCAGATAGCAGTCTAATGATAGATCCGCCAGAATGACATGTATGGCAGAAATAAAGACCATTATCGATATTTATAAAGAAACTTGGTCTTCGTTCTTTTCCACCTTTATGAAATGGGCATTTGATTGCTATATTACTACCGCTTGATTGTCTCCATTGTGGAGTTATATATTTCTCCACTAATTCTATTATTGGTTTTTTCATCTGGCGGCCCATTTAATGATTTAGTTATTAAATATCCACATATAGGACACGATGCCCCAAAATCCCATATATGTCCACAATTGTTACATTTTCGTTCGGTAGAGAAACACCTACCACAAATACATCGTCGCATTATAAAAATACCCACGAATCAGTAGGATCATAACCTATAAATTCAGGTTTTATTTGATTTTGATTAATTAAGTCTTTAGCTATAGATATAGCTTCTTCTTTAGAATCTGCTTCACAAGAAACTTCAGTACGCCAAAATCCACTTATTTGAATTCTATATATCTGTCTAAGTTCTTCTCCGCAAAATGGACAATACTTAACATTAAAAAGTATAGTATTATTTATGTCTACAGCCGCCCAGGTTTTTGTTTTTTCGTTATACTTAACATATATAAAAGCATTTGGATTTTTACATTCATGTGTCATGGTACTCACCTTATACTTAAAATTATAAGTAGTTCGATCTATAGTTCTTGTACCTTATAAATATACGTTTTTTCATCTATGACCCATACGATGGAAATACTCCCCCAAATGCTGGTAAACTAGGTGCTACAAACCCTGGCCTCTTCTTATTTGGTGCTTGTTTTGATTCAACCGGTGGATCTCTTTCAGACCAATCTAAACCTGGAACATAGTTAATGTATCCATCACCAGGTTTACCTTTTCTAACCTTGTCTACAACCCATCTTATATATTTTGAGTTAGTAGAATCATCCCAACCAGCTTGTAATAAAATACTTATATCACAATCCTGTTTAACATATTTAGCCATAGCTATTTCATCGTCCTTATCGGATTGTATAATTCCTATCATACAAAAATCTCTAATAGGATTTCTTATCTTTAACTCCTTTTGCATAGATTTCAAAGAACGACTTATATTTACTATTGTTTTCCAATCAGAATCCGATTTCCTAGACTTCTCATCAAATAACAAATAAACACCATCAATCACAACTATATCAGGATCAAATTCGATAATCTTTGATTTTAAAGATGATATACCAGTGGTACCTTCTCCAGAGGTAGTTAACCATGCTCTATTTCTTGCTCCATTTTCCCTAGATGTTGCTTCTTCATGTGCTAATAGATTTAATGCATCCTCTAATCTACGTTCATCATGTGGACTTAATGTCCCCCTATAATATCCTAATAAATCTATATTTCCATAATAACAAGCTGCAATCGTATTAATCTCAATATTCTTCATTTCTAAGCTATAAACAAGGACTCTGGCGTTGAAGTATTTATAGGCATTTACACAGGAAGCCATAGTGGTCATAGTTTTGCCGGTGCCGGTTTGGGCACGGACATATATTAAATGGCCTTTTTGAATACCTTGAGTAATTTCATTTAATTTAACCCAAGGCCAAGGAAAACCTAATATACCTTTACGTTCTTTAGATTCCCTATATTGTTCCATAATTTGATTAGCAGAATTTGCTAATGTTAAATCATCGTTAACATCATGCTCAGAAATTAATGAAATACCTTGTTCTCTAAAGAAGTTAAGGCCGCCGATGGTATCATTATTTTTAGCATATAACATTAAACGTTCAGCGGACTCTTCTAGTTGTAATGTTATTTTTCTTTCTCTTACCTCATTACATAATACCTCTAAAGGTTCTAATTCACCTTGTATTAATGGAAACCCAACAAACTTATTAAGAAATATTTCAGGACTAGGTATATGCCCATATGTATTTGAATTCTTATTATATTTCTTTAAATATTTAAAAGCCGCTTTACATTCCTTGCTCTGAAAAAAGTCTTCAGTAATTTTTAGTTTTTCAACCGTAGCTAAATCTCTAGTTTGTACAATTGCTGAAATCAAATGCAGTTCGTGATTTAACAAGACTCATTCTCCAAACTTTTCCTTACACAACTCTATTAGGATGTCTCCATGACAACGTTTTGGTGCACACCAACAACCCAAAATCTTCCCCCGTAATTCTTCTAAAGATTCCATTAAATCTCTATTCTCTACTATCCATTCCCTATACCTATCTACCGCCCCATCCCTACTACCTACCCTATATTTCGCTTCGGATTTCTCTAAATGACTAAATGGATTACCCCACTTAGATGGCCTTCCTATATATACATCATACTTCTCTTTCTTACAATGTACCACGCGCATATTAATAGTTTTGTTCTATGTCTGATATACCACTTATTTCTTCTTCATCCGGAGCATTTTGTTCATGCGTAATCATTTCATCATAAGGAGTTTCACCATTTTCTAAGATAAATGGATTATCATCAAACATTACTTTTGCTGCATCATTCTCCATTGAATCCATTAATGCGGTTAAACAATTAACAGTTTGTTCTGACCAAACTCCTACAGATGTATGTGTTCCTAACTGCCAATCATGTTTTTCTAATAATCTAAAATCAGCCATTAATTGGCCTTTAGGCCATTTTTCAAATGATAGTTTGGCTAAATCAATTTTACATATTTTTGAATAGGATTTAGTTTCCTTCATTTCCCACCCATCAATATCTCATTATTCATCTGTTCATCCCTTCTCCATATAGCTAATCCCTCCGAATGAATACCAGGGATTATATTACATAAAGTCTGATTTATTACATCCGTTGTAGTTCTAATTGTTCCATTATCTTGATTACACTTGATTGATATTGATATAAAAGTTTCAACTCCATTTCCATATGTTTTATTAGAAAAACTGTGACTTACAGTAACAACAGCATTTCCATCACCCATTAAACTTTTCATTTGATCCATTTTAATCTCCCCTTCATGAATTTTAGTTATACTATTTCCTAATGTTTGTACTATTTTTATCTTAGCTACAGGTTCCAATTAATTTCCTCTCCTCTACTAAATTAATCCCCATCCTTAATGCTGATATTGTTGTTCCCCATAATCCATCCTTATTTGTTACATCTGGTGTTTTCAACAAAATCGCTGGATGAAGTATCGGAAGTATAGGATATACAATATCCACTACCCTCCCAGTAAACTTTATATCCATTATTCTATTTATACTCTTAGATATATTAGCCATCTTTCTACCCACTAATGTCTCTAATGCTACCTTACCTACCGTTATTATTAAATAAGGATCAACTGTATATATAGTTTCCTTTAATCGATCATTACAAGCTTTAATCTCCTTCAGATATGGATTTCTATTTTCTGGTGGCTTACATAGAACAACATTTGTATAAAAGATGTCTTGAATAAGTTCGCGTCTAACTACTTCAAAATCCTTCCAGTCCCAGTTATATTGATCTAAACGTTTAAGAGGAAAGCTTTTAGTAAATTGACTGTATTTGCCACCATATGCTTTTGCCAATAAAAAGTCTAAAATTTTACCCATAGGCCCAATTAATGGATAACCACATTGCTCCTCAATATCCGAAGGAGATTCTGCTATTATTACTATCTTTGATTCAGGATTTCCTAAACCAAAGACAATATTCGACCTACTCTGATGTAGATCACATTTAACACAATTCTTATACTCATTATAAAGTACCGTTAAACGTTTAGTCTTTATCTCACTCTCGTGACTCAATTTCCTCCCCCTTTAATACCTTAAAACCAAACCCATTCTTTACTAAAAAGTTCTTAACCTGCCCACATAACATATGCAACGGTTCCACATTTATTTCATCAAAAAAATATGCTTGAGGTACTTTAACTTTCCCACTATCCCTTAATATTCTACCTAACCCTTGTCTTATCTGATTACCTAAAAATTCAGTACCATTTTCAGTGATTGTTTTATCACCTCCGATAGCTGATAAAAATACTATAGTATCAATTTCCTTATTATCTAACCCCTCTAACCCTAATCCTCTTATTACAAAATTCATCCTACTATTTTTAACAGATTCAACTCTTTGATTCTTATCTGATTTTCCTATTAAAAGATTACTATCAGGAAACTGTGCATGTAACGTAATTAACTCCTCCTTTCTCGCAGAAATAGCTAATACATTTCTTCCTTGATCACTTAATCGTTTTAATAGTTTATATCTAAGTTCTAAACCCTCTATATTAGTAGAAACAGAGGTAATCATAGAAAATATAGTATCCCATGATCTTATTTTTATCTTTGTATCAGTTTCAATGATAAAAACATCAGGCATTAAATCATATGACATGTCACTATAAAAAACATCTCCTAAATGATATTTAACTATACAATCCAATCCATCCGCCCTTTTAGGAGTAGCTGATAACCCATATCTTTTTCCTAATACACATGCAGCACTCTTAGAAAACACTGGTGCCGCCAAATGATGTACTTCATCATAATAAACACTACCAAACCATTGTTGCATTTCTATTGGAAGTAGTCCAGATTCAACTCTATTTGCTATTGTCTCTATTAATCCAATAACAATAGGTTTCTTCCAATCCATAATATTACCTTGTATAAGCCCAACCCCATATGAATCCATTCCAAAATCTTTAATTCTAGTTAACCACTGATCCTTTAAAAATGTATTATGAACAATAATTAAACTTGGTATCTTATCCGTCTCTATCTTCTTTAACGTTAATACAGTTTTTCCTTTCCCCGTATTTAAGTTTAAAACACCTGAATCTACACTCATAAAAGCATTGAATGCAGTTTCCTGCATATGATCTTTAAGGGTGATATTAGAAGTGAAATTAATATAAGGAAATTTTGTTGGGCGAGAATCAATAAAATCGAACATATATCTGTAATATTGATTTTTAGGAATGTATTCACGGGGGACGATAATATGTGAATCTGTTGTTTTCCATAAACTTAAGATGGGATTTTCTTTATCCTTTTTATTTTTCTTTGGTAGTTTAAATTCTAATGTATTTCTTATTGCGGCGAGTCTAATATGTTTAATGGGTAGATATAGATTATCTAAAACATAAGCATTGTTTGGATTCAAAATTATTCCTTTTGACCTTCAACTGTTGGAGCCCACCTACTATTAACAACCACATCACCTAATAACTTTAATGCGTAATATGCAGTATATTTTGCAATTTCTTTAAAGAAACGCTCATACCAAGGTTCGCCTTCAAATTGACCGGGAATAATTGGATCGTATCTTAAACCAACTCCATATTTTTCTTTAGTGTAGTTATGCATACGTTCATCTACATAATAAGGAGATTGGGTTTGAGAATATGAATTTGAAGATGTGTAATAGGAGGAGGGAGACGAATTATATTGAAGTGGAGGAGGGGGTTGTGTTCTTGGAAAACTTTGAAACATGTGTAATTTATCGCTTCTTTTTGCTGTTGCAGAAATTTTTGGTTTATTTACATTATTTTCTTCTGTAGTTATGAAACAATCAGAAACATCTATACACTCTTCTTGGCATTCTACACTAATCGAACTATATAACTCTCCAAAACATAGAGGAACTCCATTACTATTCTTAAACTCCTTTCCTTCTCGTCTTTTATCATCCTCATCAGTAAAGGATTTACATGAGAGAACTTTATGACATTTGTTAGCACAAATTGTATGATCTTCTTGATAATTACCGAAACAAACTGGGGTTATATTATCACTTTGTTTAAAATTGGGATCACGTATCATTAAGCAAGTCCAACTCTTTTCTTAGCTATTGGTTAATTTATATTACTCCTGAATGTTAATATGAAATGTTTACTTAACCAGCTTATACCAAAAATATTGGCAAATTGGTTTAAAGTAGATTACCATCAACACATAATGGAAAAATTAGCTTGTACAATACTAGATTTCAAAGATGATAGAGATGGTTCAATTTTAAAAGAAGCATTTCCTCATTATTCTTTAATACCAGATGTGATTAAAACTGCATCTATGGAATCCCCTAAAGAACACGAATATGCACTTGTTCTTAAAAATAATAATGAAACTTATTATAAATACGCCATGCATGATCCTGGCAATACTGTTCTATCAATTATCTATCTCGTTAAACAAGCCAACAAACTTCCTCTAGAAGCTGTTAAAGTCGCTTCAGAAAATCTTATCAATGCCGCAGGTAGATTTAAACTTCCAATTCCTGAAGAATTAAAAGATCTAGCCAATTCATTTAAAGAACGCGGAGGTGATATTAGAACTAGAGAGAAGTATTGGAAACCATTAGATACATTACAAAAGGTTGATGAACTTGATGTAGGTAGAAAAGTAACTAAAACTGCAAGTGATGGTAAACAATATATTGATGCTGCTAAAAGAATAGGAGCTAGAACAATTGTAGGTGCAGGTATTGGTGGATTATCAGGAGCCCTTACAAATACGAAAGATGAACTACATGGCGCTAAACGAGGTGCTATAGCAGGTGGATTAACAGGAGCATTAATTGGTGCTATGACAGATCATATACCTGTTATATCTCCAGCATTAGCTGGACATTACTCAGCTAAATTAAGTAGAAATCACAATAAAGTAGATGTAACTAACAAAGAACCAACACACCAAGTTACAGAGAAAACTGCTAAATATATAATTTTTGATAAATATCCGATAGACACATATGATCAAGTTAAATTAGCCAATGCATATTTTAAGGAATATTGGAGAGAGTTTACACCAGAACAAAGACATGAGTATTGTGTTAAACTAGCTAAAAGAATGGAGGATTTAAACTTAGAACTTCCTTCAAATGTTGAAAGATATGGATCAGAAAAATTTGCACAAGATGTTGATAGATATGTTAACCATAGGAAGAATTTTGTAGGAGAAGAATTTCATCCTGTTCTAGATATGTTACTTGAAAAACAAGCATATGTAAAACCAACTACATTTGCTGAAGCACTTGAAGAGTTTGATAAGGTTGCAGGCATTGATAAATACTGGGATAGTAAATTAACAGACCCATATAAATCAACATTTGGTCCAACTAAATTGGCATCTGATGATTGGGTTTATACTGACTTAGGCTTACATATTGAGGAGTCTGATTTAAGTAATCTTGCAAGAAGAAATATTAAGATAGTTAAAGACCAATTCGGAGAAGAATTTGCTTTTAAGTTTATGAAAAGTCCTAAAACTACTTTCCTATCCCTCGATAAGGATACGAAAGTAATCCTAGCCAGAATGGCCACAACAGATCATTAGTTCATCTCCCCAAAAATTGACATACTGGGTTTTTTCATTGAATACGAATATCTCAGTAGCATATAGTAACTAGCTGTTAGTATTTTCAATAAAAGTCTTTCTAAATTATTCCCAATAATACTTAACTCCAATGTCACTGGTAGTTCAATAGGATTGAAATTAATATTCACATTACCCAATACTATATTGGGCTTCGATTTAGTCTCTTCCACAAATATCTTTGATACAGCATATAAGGCAATTAACCCTGAGTTCTCCCGCTTATTGTCGAGTTTTATTCGACAAATAAACCCTAAACGTCCATGTTCCCCTTGGATTGCTTGTATGAACAGAAAAGCTGTATCCATATCCACCTACCTTTGTAATAGATTTATACCAAAAAAATAGCTAAAATAAACATAGAGGAGAAATAGGAAGATTTATAATTTTGATCTATTTCTATATTTAGCTTTTATTTTTTGTTTTTCTTCTGGATCAACAGTTGTAGTTTCAACTGATTGATCGTTCAGTATACGATTTAATTTGATGCGTTCTTTGGTTGCACCAATATCTTTACCTAATCTTTGATCTAAACGATGTAATTGTTCTTGTGGGGATAACGAGTCTCTGTATTCTTCTCGTTCTAATGCTTGTTCATGTTTCTGAATATCAATGGCCTTAGCTATATTCTTATGATGATTTGTTTTGGTTTTCCCCCATTCAGGACCTCTTCTTACTTTTTGTGGATTAGAGGAGGTTGTGCCTTTTGGTCCGAATCTTAAATAGTGTGCGGCCTGTTTTTTAGACTTTCTTTCATTTCTTCTTCTGATTTTGGATTGTTCTCTTTTCGCTCTTTTTCCACTGGATAATTTGGCCATTTGGTTTCCTCTTACAGAAAGTTAAATAAACATATCTAGAGACATATTTTTTATACCGCACATAATCCTTTTTTTTCATTTTCATAGAATGATAAATATCCTATATACTATCCATAGGAATTGTTCAAATGAATCTACTAGAGAAAAGAGCGTATATAGAATTAAATGCTATGAGATTAGGTGAGATGTTAGCTAACACTAAAATAGCAAATATGGGTATGCCAATGGCAGGAAATGTTATGAAAAATCTCCCAGCAACTGGATCGACGGGTAGTACAATCTTATCTAGACTTAAAGGACAAGGGTCACATATAGCAGAGTTAGCGGGTTTAGGTATTTTAGCAGCTCCTTCAGTAGCACATATGACCGGACATGATATGGGCGAAAATACTAACCATGCAATGGAATTAGGTGGACTAGGAGTATTAGCTGCGCCTTCAGCTTTACATTTAGGAAAAGCCATTTTAAATAAACACTAATTATCCTTAGTACAAATTAACTTAATTAGGTAATATTACAACATGGATACTAAATCAATCTTTACTGATCCAAATGCTCATCCCCTTACCCTTTATCGACTTTGTTCCAAAACCTTCGAAGAGGACTGGGAACATTGGCTCTCTGAAACTATTCATTCAGAAGTTAAACGTATTTTTAATACCCCCATATCTCAAACAAACTTTAATAAACTACAAGCTATTAAAGCCCTTAAAACACTTGAACATGATGCCTTCTGGGAAGAATGGGAAATTTTTCAAAATGTAATATTAGCTTTAAATGGTTTAAATCCTAGTATCTATACAATGCATGCTCCAAATATTGCTGAACTTATGCATGGAGTTGAGATTTCTGCATTTGTTGATAAACATACATTTAATGAAGAAATCGCTAGATATACTGCCGTTTGTTTTTTATTTGAAGATGTCCATTATGCGCCCCCTCCATTAGATTATTGTCAAATTTATATATCACAACCAATGTATACATGTCACGATTGTGGGAAAAAGTCTTCAGCACTTCCTCCCTTTAATTTAGTATGTGAATCTTGTTCCGGAACCTACACAACCCCAAAAGCATTAAACTTTAAACCAAAAATTGAAGACAAAGGCCACAATCTCTCCTTTAACTTAACCTATGATCCAACTTCTGTTAAAAAAGCATATGAACGTTTAGTTAGAGAAAAAGAACCATATATCAATGAAGTCCCTGAAGAGGTACAAGCTGCTAAATTAATAACAGCACATGATTATTGTCTTTTAAAGTTTTCCCAACTTCAAGAACAACTAACACAGTTGAACTTATAATTATTATTTCAAATGTTTGTAATTTACACTTACCTTAAGGATAAACTATGAATAAACTCTTCTCCGGCTTTAAAGATGAATTAAGTCTAATTCTTGAAAAGAAAGCTAATGTACCACCAACAGGTGGAATTAATGATGCAGCTAAAAGTGTTGGTAATTATATGAAAGGAACTATAACAAGACAATGGAATATGGGTGGAAATACTACCGGTGGAATGTTAAATAAAGGATTAACTGTCGGTGCCCCCCTTATGTTAAACGGCCCCCAAGCATTTTCAAAAGAAGATCCACAAGGTTTAGATAGATCCCGTGCTGAACGCATTTCTGGATTAGGTGGTAATGTTGTAGGTGGTATGGCTGGTATGTCAATAGGAACTGATATGGGAAATGCTATGATGAAAGGATTAGACCCATCTGATAAATATTTAGCCAGATCCATGGGTAAGGCTCAAAATGTTGCAGCAGCAAATCCTATTAAACCACAAAAATTCTCTGATATATTTAAATCCCATCCAGAAGTAGCTGCTGTTAGTGATAAGATTAAAGGTCTTGGTTGGAAAGGTAGATTAGCTTCATTTGGACTTCGATCCTTACCAACAATAGGTGGTATGTATATGGCAGGTAAAGCAAGTCATATTGGTGAAAATATAGCAAGTGCGCCTTTTAAATTATTTAGAAAGAATCAACCAGTACAGCAACCAGTTCAACAAGAACCACAACCTATGGGCTAAAAAAACAAAGACAAAGTAAATTAGGATCAGAAATGTTTAAATAACTTTCTTGCTTTCCATTCTTCTTTAATTTGTCTTACTCTCTCAGGAGTTTTTCCAACTATTACTGCAATCGAACGTAAGCTTGGCCTATAATTACTTAAAAGTATTTCCACAATGAATATTTTTGTAGGACTGGATCTTCTATTTGGCTCTCCTAAATTTCTCAAAGAAACTTGTTCATCTATGGCCCAATGAGCTATTGTATCGTACTTAACTCCAAATAACTCAATAATCCTTTTTATCTTCGTCTTTTTCTTTAAAAGTTTAACAACCTCCTCTTTCACTACATAAGTATGTTTTCTAACTTTTGGATTTGGCCACTCATATAACTTCTCTAGTCTATATTTTCTATAAGAAACCATTTCCTCATTAGTTAAATCATAATCACTCTGGAGTACCTCTACTTTCATTGCAATTTCTCGTGCTTCTTCGTATGTGAGGTTATATCTCCTTTTGGTTAACTCAGCAGCCTCAACTGAACTTTTTCCTTGAACGCTTTTGTAATATTCTTCGATATGTTCTTGCATAGGCTTCCTTTCATTTTATTTATACCAATTTTTCTTTACCTGTTTCGGTATATCAACGTATACTACCCTTATGGATTTTTTTGATACATTAGGCCGATTCGATAACTATCACCAAAGAACTACATCTAATGGATACCATCCATCACTTAGGTATCCATCCCCCTTCTTAGATATAGCACATACGTATTTACCACAAACTGTTAAGCATATGTTTAGATGGTGTACTTACTACTACTTAAGTAATCCCATTATTAATCCCATTATCACTAATCTTTCTGAGTATCCAATAACCGACATTATGGTAGATGAAACAGAAATAGAAATTAAGAAGAAGTGGGAAGAAATTATAAATAATCAGTTTGATCTAAAAGCCTTTTTAATTGAAGTTGGATTAGATTATTTTGCATATGGTAATGCTTTTGTATCTATTCATCTACCTTTTCAAAAATACTTAATATGTTCCTCATGTGGACATAAAGATAAGATTGAAAATACTAAATATAAGTTTAGAGGACTTAAATATAGATTAAGTTGCAAAAAATGTGAAATTGTTGCTGATGCAAAAGTTGTAGATGAGAATATTAGATCTATTAGAGATATTAGATTAATTAGATGGAATCCTGAGAATATAGATATAGAGCATATGCATCAAATTGGGCATACGGAATATTTTTTAACAATACCGTTAGGAGATCGTAATGATATTTTAATGGGTAAAAAACATGTAATTGAGAAACTTCCGAATATTTATATAGAAGCAGTTAGATTACAAAAACGTATCAAGTTTAAAGCAGGTGAAATCTTCCACTTTGCTAGACCTATCATCTCTCAAAAAGAACATGGTTGGGGAATGCCTATTATAATGCCTGCTCTGAAAAGTTGTTACTACACACAAATTCTTAGAAAAGCTCAAGAACAAATAATGAATGGTTGTATAGTTCCGCTGCGCGTTATCTTCCCACAAGGTGGTGATGCTCAAAGTTCTCCTTATTTAAATGTACATATCACTAACTGGGCTAGAATTATGCAAAAGGAACTTGAAAAGTGGAGATTAGATCCTAATTATATACCAATCATGCCATTGCCATTAGGTAATGAAGTGATAGGTGGAGAAGGAAAATCACTTGCACTATTTCAAGAACTAGAATTATCTGCAAATGAAATATGTAATGCAATGGGTGTACCATTGGAATTTCTAAAAGGTGGTTTATCATGGAGTGGTTCTAATATGTCACTTAAGCTATTAGAAAATAAATTCCATTCATATAGAGTTAAGCAATTAAGACTATGTAGAGATTTTATTTTAGGAAGAATTGCAGATTTTATGGAGTGGAATAGACCTAAGATCTCCTTTAAAGGATTTAAAATGGCAGATGATTTACAAAGGTCTGCCCTTATCTTTCAAGGAAATCAAGCACTTAAAATTTCTGATAAGTCTTGGTTAGACAGTCTTGATTTTGATTGGCAAAAAGAACAAAATCAAATGGAGATTGAAAGTAGTCTTGGTCTTAAAAATCAAAGAAGAATTCAACGCGCTAGCGGAAGTATGCAAGGTGAACTACAAATACTTCAAGCTAAATACCAAGCCCTTGCTCAAAAGAAGATGATGGAAATGGGAGTACAACCCCCTCCTCAAGATCCAGGTGGACAACAAGGTGCAGGCGGTCCCCAACAAGGTGAACAAGCAGCACAACAAGTTCCTGGAATGCCTCAAGGAGCTTCTATAAGCCCCGAGAATGCTCAACAACAAGCGGAGTCAGGAGTTCCTATGTCATTACAATCCCCTCTTCAAAAACAACAAGCTGGAATGGATTTAGGCTATTTGGCAAGGGAGGCGGCGAATGCATTAAATGGAATGGACGAGAATACAAAACAAATGCAACTGATGAATATGAAGGGACTTAATCAGGAGTTGTATACGTCGGTAATAAACATAATGAATTCAGGAAAGGGATCGCAAGCTAATCCATTGGACCCGTTACAATCACCTATGCCACAAGTAAAACCACCTAGAAGATAGCTAAAATAAAATCCCAATATTCAGAATGGAAGAAATTATTTTTTCCTCCATTCACCTGATTTGATAGTAAGTATGATTTGCCTCATTCCTCTTATTATATCACTAGTAGCACTATCCCTATCAGACCAAGAAGTTATTGGTTTCCCATCTTTTGGTAATGCTCTCAAGTCTTTTAACGGACTTTCTAACCAATCGCACTCGCGTAACACAATCGGAACTACACAAAGTTCCCTGTTTTTATTTTTACTAAGTGCAAATGGTAATTCCTTATCCATTATATAATCACTCGCCAAAAATTCTGGACTTAGGAGAGCCAAAAATATGTGTGAAGCATCCAACTTTTCAAATATTACATCATCCAAAATCTCACTACCCATAATTTTTTCATCATGCCAAACTTCTACCAACTTTTGTCGAACTAGTAGTGAAAAACTTGTAAGTATCACATTTTTCAGATTCTCGTCCTTATGTGAGTAAGAAATAAAAATACGTACAGGACCTTCTACCGGTGTGTTAGCTTTTATCATCTTCTATTCTCCGTTAAAAAACTTATACCAACATTTTTAATGATTTAAAGGAAATAAGAGAGTCAGGTGGGTGGGTAGCTGGTTATATCTTCTCTAGGAGGGCAACAGCACGACCCATTTTGGGTCCATATTGGAGTACCATTTTCATATTCCATCCAATGGTAATAAACCAATCCCGTAATGCCGAAATATTATAACGTCTGAATTTGAACACAGTATCATTTCCTACCATTAATCCAACACAATAACTATACGGAATTACCGACAAAGTTAATGCAAATGTAGGCGGTTTATCACCAAATGAATTTTTAGCCCACTCCTTATATTCAGGAAGATCCGGAGTTGATAACAATGGATCAAATTCTGGACTGTCAACTATCCATACCGGAAAGGTTAATAACAGTTGATCCCCCTTTTTAGCTGTTAAGGAGGTAATTAATCCAACATCATCACTACAAGAGCCGAATAAATTACCAAACATAGTGAAGATAACCGGCTCTTCACAAAGTGTGTTTTGTCCCTCCAATCTCCCAACCCGCAATTCTTGATCCAAATATGGGAATCTACTCCCAATCTTAATATAGGCTTTGTTTACAAAATCAGAACAAAGATCATTAACATATACCTTCTTAGGTATCGCTATTTGATACATTTGTTCTATAAAGAGTTCTTCAACTACACAGGTACCAACTCCTATTAGAAAGATAGAATAATCCAACTCTACTTTCGGTAATCTACAAACCACATCCAACGTATCTATATCATAGGTACCCATACTTTTAAATACAGATGCCCACCCAGTTGGATCTTTCTCGTACAAATCCATGGTTTTCTCCTATACGTGTTCCAGAACAACACTTATGCTGCCATCGTCCGGCATATGATACAACCACCAACGCTTATCAAACTTAGATAATTGTTCAACTGCTATACTCCAACCTACTTTTGTTTGAATGACAATGTAGATAGTATCGTGATCTAGTTCGAAACGGAGTTTACAATTTGGAAATTCGGTTAATATTTGTCTTTTGGTTTCATTAAAAAGAACTGTTAGTGATGTTCGTTGTTTTGCTAAGAATTCTCGAATTTCATCCATGGAACGGCCTCATGTTGCTTGTTTTGTAAAGATTACAGGAGAGCTGGTGAATTCGAATGCCAGACCAGTTATATCAGATCTCCAGCCTAGGATACTTGAATATTCATCTCCCATGTATCCGAATATCAATATAGATTCTACTAATCTTTCATGTAATCTTGTGTAGCATACTGTTGCATGAACTGGAATATTGATATTATTCTTCTTACATAGATCTGCCCATCTTCCTAAGATACAAAGAATTTCCGAAGACTTTTCGTTTATAACTACTTCAAACTTCAGCATGCGTGCCTCCTTAGGTTTTTCTTCCCATATCTTTTATACCTTAATAATTGAAAAACTTGATTGGATCGGAATTTAAAAATGTAGAAATTAAAAATTTAGTTGTTAATATAAAAAGTTCTTAAGTGAAAAAACGCTTAAAAAGATGACATAAGAAGGATGTCATTAGGAGTAAAATTAGGAGTAAAACCCAGTGAGTGAAACAAAAGTCTTTTCTGTTGATTCAAACAACTACTTTAAATTAGATATTAATTTCTTAGCTACTTATATCAATAAGCAACCAAATTGGGGAAAAGTAGGATATGTAACATATAAGAGAACATATGCTAGACCGATTTATGATGAAGCAGGTAAGTTTATTAGAACTGAAGAATTTTGGGAGACATTAAAGAGGGTAGTAGAAGGTGTATATACAATACAGAAAAATCATATTAAAACATCTAGACGGAGGTGGAATGAAGATAGAGCACAGAAAAGTGCTCAAACTATGTATAGAAAGATGTGGGAGTTTAAATTCCTTCCACCAGGTAGAGGTCTTTGGGCTTGGTACCTCCCTCTTCTAGAATCTAAAGGAGCAGGAGCCCTTAATAATTGTGCATTTGTTAGCACTGAAAATATTGATATAGATTTCGCCGAAGCATTTTGTTTCTTAATGGATTTCTCTATGTTAGGTGTAGGCGTCGGTTTTGATACAAAAGGCGCTGGAAAAGTAGAAATAACTTATCCAATATCTGATTGTTTAACCCCCTATATAGTAGAAGATAGCCGCGAAGGCTGGGTAGACTTAATTAGAACTATCCTCAACTCATTCATCGGTAAAACAACATTCCCAGGCACAATTATTCAAACTAATAATGGCCCAATTTGGGAATATAATATCGATTATAGTAAGGTTAGACCAGAAGGAACCCCCATATTTGGTTTTGGTGGAACTGCATCGGGTCCGGAGCCTTTAATAGAATTAGTTGATGCGATATGTAGTTTATTATTTCCGAAGATTGGATTAAAGATAACGTCTACGGATATAGTAGACATAATGAATTTGATAGGTAAGTGTGTAGTTGCTGGTAATGTTAGAAGATCGGCGGAGATAGCTATTGGTGATAAGGATGATAAAGAATTCCTTAAATTAAAAGATCCTACTGAGAGTATTGAGTATCAAAAGAAGTTAAAGAAGATTGCATCTACGAATAGTGATTGGCAAGTTTTAGAACTTGAAATTGTAAAATTAAAACTAGAACTACAAGGATTAAATATATTAGATCCCCAAGCTGTTGAAATACAAAGAAAGATTGAATCCTATAAAAAGGGACAAGAACAAATATTAATAAATAGTACTGAATATCAAACTCTTTATCAAGAGTTCAAAAAGCTTCCAATTAATAACCATAGGTGGGCTTCTAATAATACCGTTGACTTCCCACTAGGTTCTAAATACGAACGCATTGGAAAACAAATCGCCCTCAATGGCGAACCAGGAATCTCCTGGATGGAAGTAATTAGGGCTTATGGTAGATTAATAGACTTACCTAATTATAAAGATAGACGCGCTCAAGGATTTAATCCTTGTTCAGAACAAACGCTCGAATCACATGAGTTATGCTGTTTGGTAGAAACATTTCCTAATAATCACTCAACTCTTACTGAATACTTAGAAACATTAAAGTATGCATACTTATATGCGAAAACAGTAACTTTACTTCCTACACATTACGAACCAACTAATGAAGTTATCTCTAGAAATAGACGTATTGGAACTTCCATTGCCGGTGTAGCTGAGTTATATGGCAATTTAGGTATGCAAGAAATGATTAAATGGTTTGATAAAGGATATAAGAATATTTGTGAACTAGATAAGCAGTATTCTGAATGGTTAGGTGTTCCTGAATCTATTAAGAAAACAAGCCAAAAGCCTGGTGGATCAATTCCTCTATTACCAGGATTTGAAGGTGGTCAGAGATTTTCACAAAGTGAATATCAGATGCGACTTATTAGATTTGAAGAGAATTCGCCTATTGTTACAATTCATGAAAAGGCTGGATATAGAGTTGAAGATGATATATATACACCTAGAAGTAAGGTAATATACTTTCCTATCCATGATACAAGAAGCAGGAGATTTATACGAGATGTAACCTTATGGGAACAGGTAGCATTAATGTCTGCAATACAAACATATTGGTCGGATAATCAAGTGTCTGCAACAATTATGTTTAAACCAGAAGAAGCTAAAGATATTCCACTAGTTCTAGCTGCATATGAAGGAAAGTTAAAGACTATATCTTTTCTCCCATTAGAAGATCATGGTTATTTACAAGCGCCTTATATTGAATGCACTAAAGAACAATATGAAGAATATGTATCAAAAATAACTGAAGTAGATTGGTCTTCTATCAGCACTGTACATGAATCTGATGATAAATTCTGTGATGGTGATAAATGTTTTTTACCAACGAGGAAGTAGAATGGTCTAAAGAACAACCATTTTTAAAAACAAATGAAGAAAACCTACCAGATG